CAATCGAGCAGAAGTACCGGTCCTACCAAGAGGCCTTGGAGGATCGGGTGCGGACGTTTGCCAACGACCCTGCATCCTTCTTGCAGCCATTGGCAGAGCAAATCCGCACCGCGGCCTTGGAGCAGGCCAGGGCAGAGATGTCTCGGGAGCTGGCTCAACTGAGGCGAGAACTCCAGGTCGGTCAGCTTCTCGACCAGCACCGCAAGGACTGGTTCGAGGAAGACGGGCGACCGAAGCCGTGGTTCCGCACTGTCGCGCAGGTGATGCAGTACATTCCGGCCGACGCCATGCCAGACGCCAATCGTCAAGCCCTGATTGCCTATCTGTCCGAGATTCATCGGGCGGCATATGAGCGTGGCGGATTGGCGAATAATGGCGCGGCGACTGCCGGCCCAGCAGCGGCTGTTGCCGGCAACTCCAATGCCTCACTGGCTGCGCGAGCGCCGCAACGAGGCGGCGCTGCGGACATCGGCACAGACGACCGAACAGCTCGCAAGCGCGGCAAGAAACTCAGCCCAGAGGAGCGTTACGCACAGGCCATCGCCGATATTCCCGCTGAGCAGCGCGAGGCGACGCTTAGCTTCGATCACGCCCAGCGCGTGTTTTCCTCTCGCCAGTGGTGAGTGGCACCACATTACTGCCTAGGACGCTAGCAACATGGCTGACAACTTTCACCGAAACGACGCCGCCGTTCGCCTGGGCATCGAGCTTGTGCGCGACCTAAAGGGCGCGACGGACGAGGTGCTGCGGTCGCAGTTCATCACCGACCGACTCGCCCAAAAGGGGCAAATCAGCTTCAACAACAGCGGTGACGGCATCCGCTGGCGCGTTCACTACCGGCGCGCAACGCCAGAAGAGATTACCGGCACGGAGCCCATCATTCCCGAGGCCCAAGACCGCTTCCGCGAAGCGTTTCTGGACTACGGTGCGATGCGCGTCGCGGACGCCATGAGCAAGCGCGAGTACTTGAAGAACCAGGGCGGCTCCAGCACGCTGATCAAATACTTCGCCAACATGTCGCGCTACCTGAAGGCCGACATGAAAGAGGCATTCGCGCTGAGCCTCTACCAGAAGGGGACGAACCCACAGTCGAGTCTGTACGGGCTGGACAGCTTATTCGACCACACTCAGACGATCGACACCACCGCAACCACTACCACACCGCGCACCGCCAACGCGGACGACATGTTCGGGTACCCCGCAGGTACATACGCGGGCCTGAGCACTCAACTAGGTGCCGAGGGCGGCTCGTGGAGCGGCGTGTGGCCGGATGGGACCGGCAATGCGCAGTTCCACTACTTCTCGCCCTTCATCGTCAACTCGACTAGCAGGAAGTTCCATACGAGCCAGCAACTGAGCGACACGCTCACGAAGGCCCTGCGGAAGGGGCTGGCTGCCAGTCGCATCGTCAAGTCCGCGGATGGCCCCGTGGATTACGTGATTGGATCGCACGGCGGCTTTTACGCCTTCGCCAACGCGATGGACAGCCGCGAGCAGTTGTGGGTGAAGACCAGCGAGCAGGCCGCATCTTATGGTTTCACCGAACGTGAGGGCCGGCGGTTCGATGGCGCGGTCATCACCTGGGAGTACGGCGTTCCTGACAACACGAGTCCTGGCGTCAGTGGCCAGACGGCGCAGTTCTACGGCGTCAATCTGAACTGCATCCACTTCCACTCGATGCAAGAAGACCTCTTCGGCGTGTCGGGTCCGAAGTGGGACGACAAGGACTATCACTTCTATGTGATCGTGGACCTGTTCGGGCAGTGGCGATTCACGAGCCCGCGCAACTTCATCAAGTGGCTGTCCATCAAGTAGGCCGGTCGCCAGGCAGCCTACGAAGGAGAGGATCAAATGGGTTACGACCGTCTGCCGCTGCCATTTCCGTTGGGCACTACGCACGACGACTTTCGCGGCAAGTCCAATCCGACATGGCCGGACGACTTCACGCAGGTGTCTCTGGAAGGCCGGGAATACACGATGCCGTGCCCGGACTTCGACCGGACAGCCAGCCCCTTGCCGATGCTGTCGAGTTCCGCCAGGCATGTGACCGTGCGCATCGTGCGCAATCGCAGCGGCATGGCTCTTGCCCGGCGAAAGCTGGTGAACTTGCTTACCCCGGAGGGCCGCCACGCGGCCGGCCACACGACTCACACCGCGTCCCGGTTCGCATATCCGGTGGACCCCTGGCTGCCGGATGGCGCAACGGTACCGGCCAACCACCTGTTCTACGTCGTGATCGAGGGGCCGGCACTGGTGTTGCGCTCGACGGTAAACTTCGCCTCGGATGTTGCTGTGGGCGATGCCATGCTGGCGTCCTCTGGGGCCACCTCGGGGGCACCTGAGGCCGGGCGACTTGTTCAGTTCATCGGCGCTCAGGGCGGTACGAACCCTACCGCGACGAACATCGACAATGCGATTGCGCATTCCAACGCCATCATCGGATTCGCGCTGTCGTCGCAACTCACGAACCAGACGAACGTGGACCTCTTGATTCACGTCCGGCGGCGTCACTAGGCCGCGGCGGCGTGACAGGGCGGACAGGATGGGTGCCGATTTCGACCTTTCTGCTGAAGACGCAGTGCGCAATGCGCTCGGCGATGCTGCGTTCGGACAGGAGTTGGTGTACGTTCCGTCCGCGCCCAACTATTACCTTCTGCGGCGCAATATCGAATCCGCCTTTGCCTCGGCTGCGCCGGGCACAATTCTGTACGGCACTGGATACGAGCCATACCCCTACTGCCGTCAGCGTCATGTGAAGCACGCCGTCGATGAGTGCTTCGGCTTCGGCGTCGAGTGCGTCCGTGATGTTTGGTGGACGCGCGTGCTGCCAGGCGTCGAGATTCGGAAGCCCATCAAGCCGCTGCGGGTGATGTTCGCGTTCTTCCCCTATGGCGGCAATGGCGGCGTGTCGTCTGAATGCCCGACAGTGCGCCACTGGTACGGGAAGGTGTGCGTCGAAACTTTCACCGACCCCAGGGTGGAGTTCCGCACTGCGGATTTCTCGGACACGCCAATCACGATGACGCGGAATCTAGCGATCGAGGTCGCGCGACAGGAAGGTTGCGACATCATCGTCATGTGCGACTCGGATATGGCGCCGGACCTCTACGTGCTGGATACCGGGCCTGTTGGCGGGGCTAAGCCGTTTTGGTCCTCGACGTTCGATTACATGTACTGCCACTACCACTTGGGGCCGGTATGCGTCGGAGCGCCTTATTGCGGGCCTCCGCGCCATCCGACGGTAGGCGGCATGTCCAGTGTTTACGTATTCCAATGGCAATCTCTTGACGACGCGGAAGACAGCCCGTGCGCCTTGAAGATGTACACGCGCGAGCACGCAGCGCGGCTTACTGGCATCTCGCCGGTGGCTGCCATTGCTACGGGCCTGATTGCCTTCGACATGCGGCTGTTCGATCTGCTTCCTAAGCCGTACTTCGACTACGAGTGGATGGGCGACGTGCGGCGGTCTGATGGCTTGATCGAGCCTGGGCCGCGCTCCAGGAAAGCGAGCACGGAGGATGTGTTCTGCACGCGCGACCTGTCGCTGATCGGGTCGGAGAAGCTGGGGTATAACCCTGTCCTCTGCAACTGGGATGCGTGGGCCGGGCACTGGAAGCCGTGGTGCATAGGCAAGCCGCGCGTGATTCATGCCGAAGAAGTCTCGTGGAAATACATGCAAGCAGCCCGCTCCCCTCGCTCAGTACGTGACCGCTTCTTCGAGCCATCGCCGGTGGCGGAACTACAGGCCGATGGTGATTTGCCAGACCTGCGGGGCGCTGGTGACGGAGAGCAAGGGGCCGCCGGAGAAGCCTCCGAAGTGCGACCGATGTATGGAACGTGACAAGGCATTGGCGAGCCTCGGGGCGATGGCGAGGCTGTTCGATCAGCGCCGACCAGACCAGCCGCTCGACATGCTGGTCACGTCGCTGCTGTCGAGCGTAGGCGGTTACGCCGGCCTAGCTGAACACGTGCGCATCGCGCTGGAGATGGCGCAGGAACGGCAGAAGCCCGGAGAAATCATGCGGTGCGTTGAGTTCATCGGCACGATGCTCAAGTCCGCTGCTGAAATGAACAACAACACAGACCCATCCGAGATGAGCGACGAGGCCCTGATACAGACGGGAATGTCGCTGCTGTTGCGAATGGCGCAGCGGAAAGGCGTGGCGAGCACGAACGCAGTCGATGGCGGAGAAGTCGCTACCACTGAAACTGGATGACATCGACCTTGAGCTCTTGCAGTGGCCTGATGACCTGCGCCGCCGGTTCGAGGCGGTCGCCAGGGAATTGGCCCGGCGAGAGTTCGAGGCGCTACGCATCTACCGCCCCATGCCTTTCCAAGAGCGTTTTCACGCCTGTACTGCGAAAGAGGTGCTTCTGCGCAAGGCGAATCGCGTAGGCGGGACTCTGTGCGGCATTGTTGAGGATGTTCGGGCCGTCACCTGCTCCGATCCATACGGGAAGTACCCGAAGAAAGGGACGGCGTTTTTGCTGGGCTGGGGCGAAGACCACATCGGCCGCACCTTCTACCGGATGTTGTGCCTACCTGGTGCGTTTACTGTAATCCGCTCGGCGGACGGCGGGTGGGAGCCTTGGAACCCGAACAAGCCGGACCACAAAGCGCGCGAGGAAGAGCGCGTGCCGGCGCCGCCTCTCTTGCCTGACCGATTCTTGAAGGGCGGAAGCAAGAGGACTGCGATAGCCTACGAGAGTCGGGCGAAGCGCGTCTTCAAGCGCATCGACCTAGAGACTGGCTGGGAACTCCACGCTGGCAACTCGGCGGGTGACCCGAATCACGCCCAGGGCTTTAACGTCGATTTGTGTCATATCGACGAGGACATCCAAGACCCTGGGTGGTACGCGGAATTGCTGCAGCGTACCGGGTACGTCGGCGGAAAGATGCGGTGGACGGCACTTCCGCACGGCAAGAACATGGCGATCGTCGAGTTGCAGAATCGGTGCGCTGCGGAGAGCGGCAAGGCCAATCCTACCAGCGTGCTCATCACCGCGACGGCCTACGACAACATCTACTACGACCGCAGCGAACTTGCGATCAACGAGCAGATTGCCCGGAGAATCGGAGAGGACGAGTACCGCAAGCGCATTCTCGGCGAGTTCACGTTCGAGAGCGTCTTGATGTACCCCATGTTCTGCGACGAGAGGAACGGGATAGACCGCTCTGAACTTCCTGGTGGGCGCGTTCCGCAAGAGTGGACGCGGTATCTGGTCATCGACCCAGGCCACACGCCTGGGACGGCCTTATTCGCTGCGGTGGCTCCGCCTACCGGTCCGCTTGCGTCCATCGTTCTGATTTACGACGAACTGTCGATTCGCGGGTGCGACGCCGAGGTGATGGCGCGCGAGGTGAAAAAGAAGGTCGATGGCGAGTTCGCGGCGTGGATCATCGACTACCGTGGCAGCAGGTCACATGAACTCGGAAGCGGCGTTCGCATCATCGACCACTACGAAGAGGCGTTTGCGCGGCACGGATTGTCGTCGCTACTAACTGGCTACAGCTTCATCTTCGGCTCTGACAACGTGTACAGCCGAGTCGAGGCGTTGCGGCAGTGGATTGGCGGGCCTCATGAGCGCCCGCGCCTGCGGTACATTAGGGGGGCGGTGCCGGTGTTTGTCGAGCAGATGTCGCGTTACCAGAAGAAGAAAACACGTGATGGCATTGTGCTCGATGCGCCCGAGCCGCGAGGCATCCACGCGCCGATTTGCGCCGAATACCTTGCGGATTACAATCCAGCCTATATTCCGAGACGCGAGTTTAACAACGGTTCCCCAGTCGTCCGCGCCTTGCGCGAGAAGCTGCGCAGTCAAGGACGCGTCGATAGTCCCACGTACTACTTTTGAAGGGGTGCAACATGAGCACTGTGGCCGCCCAGGCCGACACGGCCCAAGAGATTGCCCGGCCTTCCGTCGGCGACGAAGTTGTCTGGTACGAAGCCGCCAACAAGCACGGGGTGTGCTATCCAGCGCGCGTCGTGCGAGCATGGGACAAGTGCCTGGAGTTGTCGGTGATGCGCGGTGCGCGGCTGATGTACTGCGGCACTGTGCATCACATCGACAGCCCGATCTTCGACGAGAACCCCCAGTTCCGCAGGTTCGGCGCGTGGGACTGGCCCAAGAGCTATCACGAGCGCAAGGCGCTTGAGGCGATCATCGAAGACCTGGCGCGCCGCGTCGATCGCCTCGAAGCACGGCTCGAAGAGCAGTCCTCGCCCAAGCGGACAGGCAAGGGAATCGAATAGCGCATGGACCACGAAGCGCCATCGCATCCACTGAGTCCATTGGTCAACGCCTGGGTTCACCTGCTGAGCCTGGCGGACAAGGACCGCGCGCGCAAGTTCGACAATCAAGCCGAACTGGCGATGATGTACTTTCGCGCCAACGCGCGAGAGGTCTGGGCGCGCCGGATGATTCAAGGCCAGCAAGGCATCGTGCGTGCTTTGCCTGTGGGAGAGTCGATCAGCGATGGCGGATTGGCGCCGCCGGCATTCCGCATCGTGCTGAACAAGATGTCGGAAATCGTGCGGCTCTTCGGCCCTGAGCTATACCCTCGCAATCCCCGGCGGCTCGTGAATCCCCTGGTGTTCGACGAACCGACCCCAGACGCATACGGTCTGCATCCTGACGCGCCTCCGGAAATGCTTCAGGCGTTCGAGCAGCAAGCGGTGCTCCCGGTGCGCCAGCGCAACATGCAGCGCCGCACAGTCGCACGGATTCTCGACAAGCTGCTCAATTTCAGCCCGAACGAGTTGAACCTGCGCGGGCACAGCCGGCGGGTAATCAGCGAAGCCTTGATTACTGGCCTGGGAATCTGGTTGCACGAAATGGATGTGCGGCCGGATGGCACTGGACTGTGCGGTGCGTTCTACGAGTCGAACAAGAGCATCCTGTACGACCCCGACGCCGAGGGGACGAGGGACAATGCGTTGTGGATTGCTATTCGCCGGCGACAACCGTGGTGGATGGTCGAGGAACGCTTCGGCCTGCCGCCGGAGACGATGAGGCGATACGCGAACACGGAGAGCATAGCTCACGAGAGCACGACCGAGGCGCGCTCGGATGGGGCGCATGCACGGCGAAAGGGTGAGACGAGCGACCTGGTGACGTACTGGGAAATCTACTCTCGCATGGGACTTGGCTCGAAGCTCGCCAGCGTAGATGACTCCGTGCGCGGCATATTCGAGCACGTGGGGCGGTATGCGTACATCGTCGTGTGCCGGAACTGCCCGTTCCCTCTCAACGCCTACGACCAGCGGTTGTTGCACGCCGACGGCCGAGGGTGGGAGCGATTCAGGTGGCCGGTTCCCTGGCACGACATCGGCGAATGGCCCATCACTGACCTAGCTTTCCACGAAGACCCGCAGAACATTTGGCCCATTTCGCACATCAAGCCAGGCCTGCCGCTGCTGGAATTCCTGAATTGGGCATTCGGGTTCCTCATGCAGCACATCCGCCGAAGCTCGCTGACCGTGATGGGCTT